CAGCCCGGACTCTCGCCGGAGCAGGCGTACGACCTCGCACTCCGCAACAACCCCGACCTCTACCTCGCCGCTCTGGAGGGCTGACGCATGGCGTTCGACAACCCCGTCTTCGATTGGTCGTTCACGGCCGCTGCGGATCAGACGCAGTTCACCATCGTGAAGATCACCGCCGACAACACCGTCGGCATCGCCTCCGCCGCCGCCGACAAGACCGTCGGTGTCGTGCAGGACAAGGCGACCACGGGCACGACCACGCAGGTCCGCGTGCTCGGCGTGAGCAAGGTCATCGCCGGTGGCTCGGTCACCGCCGGTGCGTACATCACCGCCGACTCCGCAGGCAAGGCGGTCGCCACGACCACCGCCGGGAACCGCGCCATCGGCATCGCCCTCGCAGGGGCGGCGTCGGGCGACATCTTCCCGGTGCTCCTCACCGGCCCCATCACCGTCTGACCTCTCAGGAGAACTGAGTCATGCCGCAGCCCACCCGTTCCGATGTCCACGTCAATCGGCCGCTCACCAACATGAGCACGGCCTACATCCAGAGCGCGGACGACTTCATCGCGGACAAGGTCTTCCCGATCGTCCCGGTGCAGAAGCAGTCGGACCTCTACTTCACCTACAACAAGGGTGATTGGTTCCGGGCCGAGGCGCAGAAGCGCGCCCCCGGCACCGAGTCGGCTGGCAGCGGCTACGCCCTGTCGACGGACTCGTACCGGTGCGAGGTCTTCGCGATCCACCGTGACGTGGACGACAGCATCGTCGCCAACGCCGACACCCCGCTCGACGTGGAGCGCGACTCCACGATGTGGGTCACGCAGCAGTTGATGCTGAAGCGTGAGGTCGACTTCCTCAACGCCTTCATGGCGTCGGGCGTGTGGGACACGGACCTCACGGGCTCCGCGTCGCCACAGAACTCCTCGCAGTTCATCAAGTGGAGCGACACGACCAACTCGGACCCGATCAAGGACATCAACAGCGCCACGCTGACGATCACCAAGAAGACCGGGTACCGCCCGAACACCCTCGTGCTCACCCCGGCCGTCTACAACGCGCTGCGGCAGAACACGAAGATCATCAACCGCATCGTCTACACGCAGCGAGGCATCGTCACCACCGACATCCTCTCGGCGCTGTTCGACGTGGAGCGGGTCTTCGTGACCTACGCGATCCAGAACTCCGCCAAGGAGGGCCAGACCGACTCGCTCGACTTCATCAAGAACGACGGCGCGCTGCTCTGCTACACCAACGCGGCTCCCTCGATCATGCAGCCGTCGGCGGGCTACACCTTCGCGTGGTCCGGCCTCTACGGTGCCTCGGCGTACGGCAACCGCATCAAGCGGTTCCGTCGTGAGGAGATCAACTCGGTCCGCATCGAGGGCGAGATGTCCTACACGCAGAAGAAGATCGGCTCCGACCTCGGCGTGTGGTTCGGCTCCGTCCTCTAGTCGGAGCAGGATCATGGGCTACCGGGCGGCGCACGCCCTCACCACGCTCGGGAAGACGTACGCGGCCGGGGAACTCATCCCCGAGGCCGCGACGTTCCCGGGACTCGTCGAGGCGGTCATCGCAGGCGTCATCGTCCCCGAGTCCCTCGCGGACATCCCGGGGATCGTGCCGGAGCAGGCGGTCGTCGCCCGCATGGCCGAGGTGGCGTGCTACCTGCGCGACCACGGCCTGCCGGTCCCGGCTGGCATGGCCGAGGCTGCCGGGTTCGCTCCCGGCGAGGTGGGGCTAGCCGCCCCGGAGAAGCCCTCAGAGGCCCCTGAGAGCGCCGCAAGCGCCCCGGAGGCCCCGGAGGCCCCGAAGGCCGCCAAGCGGACCCGGAAGGCCACGGCCAAGCCGGAGCCGATCACCACGGAGGCCCCGGACCCGGAGGCGTAGCCATGGCGTTCTCGTACACCCTCCCGCCCGCCTCGGACCGGGACCGGGTGCGGTTCCTCATCGCGGACACCACCGAGGACGACCACCGGGTCGAGGACGAGGAGATCGACCTCACCCTCGCTCAGACGGGGTCGGACATCTTCTTCGCCGCCGCCATGTGCTGCGACTTCCTCTCGGCCCGCTTCGCCGCCAAGGGCCGTCGCTCGGTCGGTGCCCTCACCATCGAGTATTCGCAGATGGCCTCGGACTACGCCGCTCGCGCCGACTCCCTGCGCGAGGCCGGGTACAACCGCCCGGGCACCGGTGCCGGTGTCTACGTCGGCGGGATCAGCAAGTCCGACAAGGATGCTCGCAAGCAGGACGAGGATTGGGAGCACACGCAGGTGTCGATCGGGTTCACGGACTCCAAGGGGACCGTCTACACCGCAGGCACCTACCCGTGGCAGCCGTAGGATCGGGCCATGTCGGTCGAGCCGGAACTCCTCCAGATGTTCACGGACACCGTGACCATCACACCACCGTCGACGAAGGGGCTGTACGGCCGCGAGGCGTTCGACGACGCTGACGCGCGCACCGTGGCCTGCTTCATCGAGCGACGGCCGCGCATGGTGCAGTCGACCGAGGGTCGCACCGTCATCGCCAACGCCACGATCTACATGGACGACGTGGACGTGCGACCGGTCGACCGCATCCTCTACGCCGACGGCGTGCGCGCCAAGGTCGAGTCGGTCTTCATCCCCCGGGACGAGAAGGGTCCGCACCACGCCGAGGTGTACGTCACATGAGCCGCGGCCCGCTCACCCTTCAGTTCAGCATCGACTCCAGCCGGTGGGCGAAGTGGATCAAGTTGTTCCCCGACGCCGTCGGCCACGCGCTGTACGAGGAGGGGCAGGACATCCTCGCCGCCTCGCAGAAACTCGTGCCCGTTCGGACCGGTGCGCTCCGCAACTCGGGGCAGGTCGTCATGGAGCAGCAGGGCGACACCTACCAAGTCGTCATCGGTTACGGCGGCCCTGCCATCGGGTACGCGGTGAAGGTGCACGAAGACCCGAACGCACGGCACGCTCCGCCGACGCAATGGAAGTTCCTTGAGGGTCCGCTCCTCTACGCAGCGTCGCACGGCATGGACGCCCGCATCGCCAGCCGTGCTCGTGCGATCCTCAACGGCTTCGGCATCAACGCGTCGAACGCGCAGGCCGTCGCCGCCGGGGAGGATTCAGCACCGATGGTCGTCGAGTCCCGTGACTCGCTCGATCTCGGGGGTGCGTGATGCTGCTCGACGAGATCGCGGCGTACCTCGATGCGAACACCACGCTCACGAGCGGCGTCGACCTGTTCGCCGTCGAGACGCCGCCGGAGCCTGACGCCTGCGTCTCGATCCACGAATACAGCGGCGGCGGCCCGCAGGACACCTTCGGCACCGCCTCTGTCTACGAGATTCTCGCCCTCCACGTCCGAGCACGAGCGCAGACGTACCCGGCGGCCATGGCGCTGGCGGACACCGTCAACGCGCTCCTCTACGCCGTCACCGACACCGTGATCGGCGGGCACCTGTACCACCGCATCGTGGCGCAAGGCTCGTGGGTCGTCATCGACATCGACACGAAGTCGAGGGTCACGGTCAAGCAGGACTTCCGGGTGCTCCGTGTGCCCTGACGGTGACCTCTACTCCGGCGTTTCAGCAACGTCGTCGCGATCCATCGTGGTCACGACCGACCACAAGCCGCGCTGCCCCACCTGCGGCGGGCTGCTCGCCATCATGGTGACCAGACCGTGGGAGATCGACTGCCGCCGCTGCGGCCAGCGGTTCGCGTCCCCGGCGAACGGCGTGCCGCTCCCCGTACCGCCACCGGCCGAGGACCGAGCGCGGCGCGCCGCCATGAGTAAGCGTGCCCGCAACGGCTGATACCGTGAGGGCACATCTGAGAGTGCCGCACAGTCGGCCCCGGTACCGTCCGGCGGTGAGCGCGCTGCTCCTCTCCTCGTGCGCTCACGCGTCGCGTGGAGAGTCGATGAAGAAGTCCAACAAGGCGTGGGTCGTGAGCGAGGTGTCGCCGGTCGAGGTGCTCGGCACGGTCTTCGCGCCCGGAGCCACGATCCCGGCGAACACGCTCCCCGAGGTCAGCGTCTCGTGGCTGGAGGAGCAGGGGTACATCACCATGGCGAGCGGCAAGGGCGTCGCAGCCGATGAAGCGCCTGCGGGCGAGGAGGACTGATGCCGACCTTCATCCACGGTAAGGGCACCCGGGTCTTCCTCGACGACTACGAGGCGACCTATTGGCTCCGCGAGGCCCAATGGCAGAACCCCGTCGACGTGGCGGAGACGAGCACGTTCGGGCAGGCCGGTGGCTCCAAGACCTACGTCGTCGGCTACAAGGGCTTCACCGCCACGATGGGTGGGATGTACGAGGACACCGCGAGCAGCGGCTTCGACGCCATCGTCAGCCCGCTCCTCGGTCAGGAGACGCCGACGCAGTTCGCCATCGCCCCGCGGGGCACCGCCGTCGGCAACCGTGCGTGGGCGGCGCAGGGCTACGTCACCTCGTACGACGTGCAGGGATCGGTGGGCGACATGGTGTCTGCCGGTGTGCAGTTGCAGGGCAGCGGCACCGTGCGCTCCGGCGTCTCGCTCCAGCCGAACACCACGGCGGTCACGGCGACCGGCAACGGCACGACGGTGGATCAGTCGGCGTCGACGACCTACGGGGCACAGGCGTTCCTGTTCCTCACGACCAACTCCCGGGATACGGGCAACATCGTCGTGAAGGTGCAGCACTCGGCCGACAACTTCACGACATCGGCCGACCTCCTCACGTTCACCTCCGTCAACGGCGGTGTCGTCGACAGTCAGTTCCAAGCCACGGCGAGCGGAGCGACGGTCAACCGGTACGTCCGAGCGTCCTACACCATCACGGGCGGCACCAGCGGCTCGTACTTCTTCACCCTCATCTTCGTCCGCAACGCCTCGTAAGGAGTCGACGCCATGCCCACCTTCCGTCACGGGAAACTGACCTACTTCGGCCTCGGCACCTCCAACGCCGAAGCCACGGAGACGAACCTCTCCAACTACCTCACCGACGTGCAGTTCCCGCGCCCCGTGGACGTGGCCGAGACGAGCACGTTCGGTCAGGCGGGCGGATCGAAGACCTACGTCGTGGGCTACTCCTCGGCGCAGTTCTCGTTCACCGGCCGGTACGACGAGACGATCGACGGCTACCTCAGCGCCCTGCTCGGGTCCGAGAAGCCGGTCGGCTTCGGCTACGGACCGGGCGGTGCTCAGGCCGCTCGCCGCAAGTACCTCGGCATCTGCTTCGTCACCTCGTACGACGTGCAGGGTGGCGTGGGCGACATGGTCGGCATCTCGTTGCAGGCGCAGGTCACCGGCGGCATCGGCACGACGGTGTTCCCGACCGGCTCGACCTCGTCGGTGCCGACGCTCACCTCGACCACGCTCTCGACGACCATCAACGACCTCGCGACGCTGAACGGCGAAGCGGCGGACGACGTGGTGCTCGCCTCGGCCACGGGCCTCTCGGCATCCGGTGCGGTGCTCATCCAGACCGACTCCAACGGTGCGGCGGTCATCTCGTACACGAGCATCTCGACGAGCACGCTCAAGAACTGCACGCTGCTCGCGGGCAGCGGCAAGGCGACCTCCGGCGTCGCCGTCAAGCAGTAACACCCCGCAACACACATCCGTGCGCCCTCGTGCGCCACACGACCAAGGAGTGACCCAAGTGTCCGACCTGCGAAACACCATCTTCAGCGCCGATGACGTGCCCGAGGAGGAAGTCGTCGTCCCCGAGTGGGACAACGTGACGATCCTCGTGCGTGGCATGACCGGTCAGGCGCGAGCCTCGATGATGTCCCGGTCCGTCGACCCCGAGACGGGGGAGATGTCGATGGAGGCCCTCTACCCCGAGGTCATCATCGCGACCGTGTGCGACCCGGAGACGGGCGAACTGATCTTCACCGCAAGCGACCGCGGCCCCCTCAACCTCAAGAGCGGCGGCGTGCTGGAGCGCATCGCGCAGATCGGGATGCGCCTCTCGGGCCTCACCCGTGACGAGCAGGTCGCGGTGGGAAAGGACTCCTCGCCGGAGAGCGCCGCTTCTACTTCCGACTCGCAGAGCACCTGAAGATGACGGTGGCGCAGTTGCTGTCCTCGGTGTCCTCGCGCGAGATCACCGAGTGGCAGGAATACTTCGCCCTCGTCGACGCAGAGAGCCGCAGCGCGAGCGCACGCGGAATGCCGGTGTAGCGAGCCATGAGCCTCGGCAGCACGATCATCGAACTGAGCGCCAACCTCGGGCTGGACACCTCGCAGTTCAAGCGCGGCATGGAGGAGGCGCAGCAGCAGGCGTCGACCTTCGCACGCAGCGTGTCGAGCGATGTTTCCGGTGCGTCCGAGGCCATGTCGCGGCTCGGCTCGGCGCACACCGAGGTGGGGCAAGGGGCCGGGAAGTTGGCGACCGCGCTCGGGGGCAACCTCCGGTCGGCGCTTCAGAGCGTCGTGCAGGGCACCGGCCTCGTCGTCGGTGCGTTCGCAGCGTTCAAGGCCATCGAGGTCGCCTCGCGCGTCGAGGAGATGGACATTGCCCTGACGAACCTCGGGCGCAACGCCGGAAAGTCGGCCGACGAGGTACACAAGCAGGTCGATGCCATCAAGGAACTCGGCATCACCACGAACTCGGCGCAGAACGCGCTCGCTTCGTTCTTCAAGCAGAACCTCGACACGGCGCAGGCGTCGAAGTTGGCCCGTGTGGCGCAGGACGCCGCGGTCTACTCGATGGAAGACTCGTCCTCGACCCTTGACCGGCTGGTGTGGGGTATCACCACCTACAACACCGAGGTGCTTCGCACCGCAGGGATCACGGTGAACGTCGGGCGCTCGTTCGAGATGATGGCGCAGCAACTCAATAAGTCGACGAGCGACCTCACCGAAGCCGAGCGCCAGCAGGCCGTGATGAACGCGGTGCTCAAGGAAGGTGCCACGTTGCAGGGCACCTACGAGGCTGCCATGGCGACGGGTAGCAAGCAGATGCGTTCGTTCCCGCGCTACATCGACAACATCCAAGAGTCGATCGGTACCTCGCTGCTCCCGGCGTTCGACAAGTTCGTCTTCATCCTCAAGGACGTAGCCGAAGGAATAGACGCGCTCGTGAAGAAGGGCGGGGCCTTGAGGCCCGTCCTCAACACCATCGGTGCTGCTGCCGTTGTTGGGTTCAAGGTTCTCGGCGCTGCCGTCAAGGCGGTGCTCGCCGTCATGGACCGGTTCAAGTGGGTCATCACGATCATCGGCACCGTGCTCGTGGCGAAGGCCGTCGTCGGCCTCGTGTCGCTCGCCGCCGGGTTCGCCAAGGCTCGCGTCGCCGCCATGCAGAACGCGATTGCCGCAAGGTTCTCTGTTGAAGCAGACAACGAGCGGGCGTTGGCGTCAGAGAGAGTCGCCCTTGCCAAGAACGCAGAGGCAGCCGCGTCGGCTCGCGCCGGTGCCGCAGCCCTGTTGGCGGCGCGCAACGCGACATCAGCAGCCGGAGTGTCGACGGTCAGCATGGTGGGAGCCAACACCGCAACAACTGCTGCATCGGGAGCGGCGGTTGCAGGGACCACGGCCGCAGCCGGTAGTTCCTTCACGGCGGGATCGGTCGGGGCAGGGATGCTCGGCCTTGTCGGAGGGGTTCCGGGGCTGGCCGTCATGGGCGGCATGGCGCTCTTGGCCGGTGGAATGTATCTGTACCAGCGTCGCCAGCAACAGGACGCCGAAGCAACTCAGGCCGCTCAAGAGAAGTTCGCCCGACGACTCGGTAACGAGAACGACCCGTATCAGAAGCGCGCCGTCGCCATCGACGAGCAACGGAAGTCGATGCAGGCTGCTCGTCGCCGGATGAAGCGCGACCTCAAGGGATTCGACGGTCCCATCCTGTCGACGCTTCAGCACCCCGAATACATCACCGACGACAAGACGCGCGAGATTGTTCGCAACACATCGGGCGAATACACGGCGAAGCAGCAACGCGCCGCGGTGACCGAATACATGGCTGCAACGACTTACGGCGGCAAGTCCTCCAAGCAATACAAGGTCGCAGCAGAGAATCGCCGCAAGGCTCAGGCCGACATCGACTTCATCGAAGAACGCGCCAAGGGCATCGGAAGCGCAGCGGGCGCATCAACCGAGTCCGTCAAGGCGCTAGCGGCAAGCATGGGCATTGACCTGCTCAAGGCAAGCAAGGAAGACCTCAAGGCGATGACCGACCTCCTCACGGTCACGAAGGGATCGTCGCCCGCAGCGCAAGAGTTCGCCGTGGCACTCTCGACAGTCACCAACGCAGAGAAGACCGGCTCCGAGCAGGCCGCTGCGCTCACCGAGGCACTCAAGAAGTTGGTGAGCAGCACCTACGAAGTGGACAGCGCGACCCGATCGTCGATGGACGCCCTCGCTCAGCAGGACCGGGCATACAAGGACGCAGCCAAGAGCGGCGGAGATTCGCTCAAGCAGTTCAAGCAGCATTGGTCGGAGCACAACCAAGCCATCGCGGACAGCATGATCGAGACGGGTGCCGCCATGCGCGACGCCGGGTCGTCCGGTATGGAGTACGCGCGATGGATGACGCAGTTCCGCGACAAGGCGATCGAACAGGCGCGGGCGCAGGGCCAGACCAACGACCAAGTCGTGACCTTCACCAAGTTGCTCGACAACATCGCCATCGGCGGTCTGGCGAAGTTGCCCGCCGAGCAGGCGCTGGAAGCCCTGCGGAACCTCGGCCCCGCCATGAAGATCACGTCGGCAGGTCTGATCTCGACGCTGATGTCGGACTTCAAGAAGGCCGGGGAGCGCGCGCAGGTCGGGCTGACGCTGTACCCGAGGGTCGATTGGTCGGCGTTCTCCTCGATGGAGAAGGCAGGTCTGCTGCGGCAGGCAATCCGCACCGGCGAAGCCATCAACATCGAGATGCTCATGTCGCTCTACGGAGCCGACAAGGCGAAGACGCTGCTGGAGGAGGTCAACAGCCTCGACGATCAGATTCGCAGCAAGGCCCGTCACGCCATCACTCAGCGGTACAACCTTGTCGTCGGCATCCAAGCCGATCCGGCAGCCATGGCGTGGCTCCGAAACGCCGTCCGCATCACAGGCTCGATCGAAGGCGCAAGCGCGTTGGCTCGTGAGTTGGCGCGCCGCCAAGGTGCACCCGGCATCGACAGCCTCGCCCCGTCGAGCATTGGCGACCTTGCGAGGGCGAACATCTACGACCTCAACGCCCTCTTGTCGTCGATTCCGCAGCCGACCGGAGGTGGTGGCAGCGGCGACAACAGCGTGATCCCCGACGGCGGTGGCGGCGGAGGCAAGACGGCCGAGGAACTCGCTCGCGAGGCCCGCCGGATGCAGACCGCCATGCAGACGATCAGCAGCATCGCCGTGCCACCGGCGGCGCAGCGTGCGTTCGACACCTTCCCGAAGTTGGAGGACCGCGAGAAGATCGCCGCAGACCTCACGTCGTGGCGCAGCAACTACACGAAGACGCTGGCCGAAATCGTGAAGTCGACTGACGAGAGCACGGCCCGCATCGTCGTGTCGTGGGGGCTGCCGCAAGAGCAGTTGTCCTCGGTCGCCGGGTGGGTGAACTCGCTCGGCAACGCCTTCCGGTCGTTCTCGTCGATCACCAACCCGAACGCCCTTGCCTCGGGCCGCTCCGGCAACCGGCTTGAGGAGTGGGTCGATGGCCTCATCGAACTCAAGAACCGCGGCCTCAACCCGATGCTGCTCCGGCAACTCATGGAGGCAGGCCCGGACTCGCTCGGTGCCATCCGTCGCCTGCTTCGCAGCGGGAGCGCGCTCTGGCAGGCCAACGCTCAGTACGATCGCATCACCGGGGAACTGAACCGGCTCGTGGCCGACCCGATGCTCGGGGTGGGGCTTGGGGCCGACCTCACCGGCGGCATCGCTCGTGGCATCTACGACGCCTCGGGCGGTGCGCTCGTAGCGGCTCGGGACTTCCTCAACCAACTCGTCGACGAGATGAAGAAGGAGATGGGCATTGCCTCGCCGTCGAAGGTGACGGCCGAGCAGATCGGTCGGCCGATGGTCGACGGCATCGCCCACGCCATCTCCAACGGCTCCGGTCGCGTCGGTGGCGCTCTCCAGAGCGCCGTCGACTCGGTGAGCACCGGCGGTATCAGCACGAGCACCGGAGCCGCCGTCATCGAGAACCACTTTCACGTTGCGGGCTTCGTCGTCGACCGTAAGAGCGTGGACGCGATGATCGAGGCGCAGGATTGGGCAATGCGTACGAGCGGTGGTCGGTGATGGCCGCTCCGGTCGGGTCGCAGTACCGCACGACGCTCTACGGCGGGACCGACGTGACCTCGTCGCTCACGCAGGACTATCAGTTTCAGTTCAACGGGCTGTTGTTCGGCAAGGGCACGTCGTACGGCGTGCAGAACCCGCAGGCCATCTACGGCCGGAACACGCGCTCGGTCGAGACGCTCCGTCCGCAGGACACCGGTGCCTTCGTGCAGCCGGACTACCCCGGCTCGCGGCTCGTGACGTTCAGCATGGTCGTGACCGGCTCGGCCTCGACGATGCAGGCGAAGATCGAGGCGTTCCAGACGGCGTGGCAGTCGTCGACGACGGGCGACCAGCCTCTCCTGTTCCGCCTCCCGACGAGTAACACATGGCGGCTGTTCGGTCGGCCTCGGAAGACCGACGTGGACGTGCGGATGTGGTCGAAGGGAGTCGTCTCCATCACGGCCGAGTTCTACTGCGCCGACCCGCGGATGTACGACAACACCATCACGACGCCGAGCACCGCCACGCTTCCGTCGTCGGGCGGCATCACGTTCCCGAAGGTCTTGCCCATCACGTTCGGTGCCGCCGCCACGTCGGCTGCGCTCACAGCCACGACATCCGGCACCGTGCCGACGCCGTGGTTCGCGAAGATCGCAGGGCCGGTGAGCAACCCGGCGATCACCAACGGTACCGACACGATCCGGTTCAACGGTGCCGTCGCATCGGGCGACTACATCATCGTCGACTCGATGAACCGTGATGTGTGGTACAACGGCAACACCGCTGCGTCGTGGTACTCGCACGTCTCGCCGTCGTCGGTGTGGTGGTCGCTCCCGGCGTCCGGCAGCACGACGGTCACGCTCCTCGACGACGGTCGCCGCACCGGCGATCCGACGAGCACCGGCACGCTCGCGTTTCAGTTCCGCTCCGCTTGGCTCTAGGAGATCAGCATGGCCGAGGTCAACCCCGCATACGTCATCGGGCAATCCAGCAACAAGGCACAGATGTTCCGGCAGGTCGTCGGCAACATCTACGGCAACTCGGGTGGCGTGCTCACCGCTTCCGACCTCGCCGTGTCGGGCACATCCGGCGCGTCGAGCGTCACGGTGGCCGCAGGCTCGGCCGTCGTCGTCGGGTCGCACGCCGGGTACTCGTACCAAGGCACCTACCTCGTGACCAACGACGCGAGCGCCACGGTGTCGCTCACGACCGTTCCCTCGACCGGAGCGGCATCAGCACTCCCGGCCGCCGGTCAGTTCCGCACGGACCTCATCATTGCCCGTGTGCTCGACAAGGACTACGGCGACGGGACCGAGCGGTGGTGGATCGACCGCGTGACCGGGAGCACCGCCACGCCGACGACCGCTCCAACGCCGACCGGGACGTGGCTCGCTCTGGCCGAGGTCTACATCGGGTCGACCGGCTTCGTATCCATGGTGGACAAGCGCGTCGTCGCCGCCCCGGCATCCGGCCCCTCGATCACCACCACGGCGCTCCTCGCCAATCAGACGGCCACGGCGGGCACCGAAGGCCAGATGGTCTACGACAAGACGGCAGACCAACTGCTCATCAACCACGGAGGCACCTCCCCGGCGTGGCGCGCACCGTGGAACCTGCCGTGGGGGGTGCTCGGGTACACGACCGACACGACCACCCGCACCGGATTCGGCACCACTCCCACCAACATCACAGCAAGCCTCAACATCGCGGTGACCGTCCCGGCGAACCGTCGGCTCCGCATCTCCGGCCACGCCAACGTGCTTGCAGACTCGGGCACACCCGGCTTCGTCCTCGGCGCGTACAACACGAGCGGTTCCGTTCTGATTGGTCGGCTCGCCGCCATGCCGTCGTCGTCAACAACTGCATACACCATTGCTTCCGGCTCAACGATCGTCTCATCGACAACGGCGGGCACAACGACGTACGGCCTCTACCTCTACTCGCTCACCGCTACGGTCGGTCTTGGTGCCAACCTCGGACTCGTGACGTGGTTCATGGTCGAGGACATCGGCCCTGCCTCGACCGTCCCGTAGCCCGTGGCGACCTACCGCTACCTGACGTACGACATCCTCCGCAACGAAGTGCTCGCGGACCTGCCGTTCGCAGACGTGACCTACAACGAAGTGCTCAACAATGCCGGATCGTTCTCCGGCACGCTGCCGATGTTCGGCGTCGACGCGCTCTCGATCAGCACGCTGGAAGTCGGCCGCTGCGGGCTGATCGTGCAGCGGGACAACGACATCGTGTGGAACGGCATCGTGTGGACCGTCGAAGCCGACGCCGTGAATCAGAAGGTCCGGGTCGGCGCTGAAGGAACGTGGTCGTACTTCCAGCAACGCATCGTCCGCACGAGCGAGGCGTACGGCGACCTCGGCTCCGCCTTCGCCAGCGTTGGCCTCACCGGCCCCTACTACTACGACGCCGACCCGCTCGTCATTGCCCGGGAGTTGGTGCAGTACGCGCAGGCCACCTCGATCTTCGGCTGGAACGCCGACATCCACGTCCTCACCGGCAGCGAGGTGTCGAGCGCCAAGGTCGAGACGTACGAACTCAACGACACGGCGTACGGCACCCGCATCGGTCAAGAAGTGGAGACGCTGGCCCGTGAGTGGGAGCACGGCTTCGACTTCCGCATCACCGCGGCGTGGGAGAACGGCAGCCTCGCCAAGCGGTTCCGGTGCGGACAGCCCCACCTCGGCGGCAGCACCGACGCCGTCTACGAACTCGGGCGCAACATCGCCGCCCTCACCGTGCAGTACGACGGCAAGCAGTTGGCGGGCTTCGTGCTCGGCACCGGAGCCGGACAGGGCCTCAACCAAGTCGTGCAGTTCTACAAGACGCCGGGGTACGAGTACCCCCTGTTCGACCACGCCGCAGCGTGGGGCACCGTCGACGACGACACCCGGGTCGCATGGCTCACGATCGCTCGCGCCAACCAGCGCAAGGTCGTGCACGCCATTCCGAGGATCACCACCACCGACATCCTCGACCCGCAGGTGCACAGCCTCGTGCCGGGATGCATCGTCGAGGTGCGCGCCTCGTACGGGTACATCGACCTCGACAGCACCTTCCGGGTGATGTCGTACTCTGTTGCGCCCGAGAACGACGGCAGCGCCACGATCCAGATTGACCTCGCACCGACGGAGATGTTCGATGAGTGACCCGCCCCTCCCGTACTCGCTCGCTCGACGGCTCGACGAGATCGACCGGAGGCTGCGCGCTCTGGAGCACCCGAGCGGCCCGCTGTCGGCCACCGGTATCGCTTCGGCGGAGTGCTCGACGGTGAGCACGACCTCGTCGTACTTCCAGCGCGTCGCCATGGCGGTCTTCTTCTCGCAGGCCCCGACGCTCGGCTACTCGGTCGGCACCGTGTGCCCCGCGGGGTCGACCGTCGAGTGGCAGTTGGTGTGCTACCCGCCTTCCGGTGCCTCGTATGCTCTTGCGGGCGGGTCGGACACCTCCGACACGCAGCACACCGGGAGCGTCCCGCTGCCGCTCGGAGCACTCAAGGACTACATCGTGGAGTTCCAGATCAGACGAGTCAGCGGAGCGGGCACCGTCGGCGGCTACCTGTACGCCCCGTTCACGGTGGGTAGGTAGAGCCGGTGTGTCCGAATCTCCTCGCCGCCGCCGACGCAGGCTCACCCGGGACGCCGTCCTGTTCGCGGTGGGGCTTGCCATGCTCGTGAACGAAGCCTTCATCCGCACGGGGCGCGAGCGCCCGTCCGTGTGGGTCTTCATCGCAGCGATGCTCGGCCTCCCGGCGTTCCTGCGAAGGAACGGCATCTGATGGCAGGCCCCGAGATGTCGTGGGACGAGATGGCCGTGTCGCCGCCCATCGTGCCGATCAGCACGTCGAGCAACGGCTCGCACACGCACTACCGGCTCCAGCGCATCGAGCAGAAGGTGCACGGCATGGAGCACTACGTCTCGGGCCGGGGCTGGACGGTGCGCCTCGTGGCGTGGGTCACCATGGCGCTCGTCGTGGCCGCCGGATTCGCCATCCAACAGCACCGCATCGACCAACTGCACCGGAACACGGTGCCCGCCAAGCAGGAGCAGAACCGGCCATGACCGCTCAGACCCTTGCCATCCTCACCGGCGTCGTCGTGCCGCTGCTCGTCGCCGCGGTGACCCGCATCGACGCACCTCCGGCCGTGAAGGCCATCGTGAACGCGCTGCTCTCGGCCGTCGCCGCATGGCTCGCCAACGTCATCCCGGGCACGCCGCTCTCGTGGAAGACGGCGATCACCACCATCGGCATCGCGTGGGCGAGCAGCGTCGTGGCGTACTTCGGCCTCTGGAAGCCGACCGGAGTCGAGGGGAAGGTCGCCAACGCGACCAAGGGGTTCGGAGTCGGCGGAACCGCCTGACTCCGCAACGGGCCGCCCCGGACCCTGCGCTGGTACCTGCCCACCAACGTCGGGGTCCGGGGCGAACGCTCGGGTCAGTAGTTGCGGCGCTCCCGGCGCACGTCACGCCACGCCTGCACGGCGACGCCGACGATCACGGCACCGGCGAGGATGAACGGCAGGCCGTCCTCGCGGAACGCCGCCGCCAAGATGTCGAGGTGGCCGAGCCAGAAGCCGGTGACTCCGGCAGCGGTCACAGCGATCCACGTCGGGCGGGTCTTGCACCGGTAGAGCGGCGTGATCGGGTTGTACGGACGGT